ATGAATATTTCAAACTCCACTATCATCAGCGACCCGCGCCGACAGGCGGCACTGCTTTACTGGCAGGGTTTTTCTGTGCGTCAAATCGGGGAGATGCTGAGCCAAAAAACGCCGACCGTGCAGAGCTGGAAAACTCGCGATCAGTGGGAGGCCATTGCGCCCATTTCTCGCGTGGAAACCAGCATGGAAGCGCGGCTGATCCAGCTCGTCATGAAAGATGTAAAAGAGGGGAAGGACTACAAAGAGATCGACCTGTTAGGCCGACAGATTGAACGCCTGGCAAGGGTAAACCGTTACAACCACACCGGCAGCGAGGCTGATTTAAACCCGAACGTCGCCAACCGTAACAAGGGCGAACGTAAGGCACCCGATAAGAATGTTTTCAGTGATGAAGCTATTGAGAAACTCGGCGACATCTTCATTGAAACCTCGTTTGAGTATCAGCGCGGATGGCATCAGGCAGGGCTTCAGCACCGTATCCGCAACATCCTCAAGTCCCGCCAGATTGGCGCAACCTTCTACTTTGCCCGCGAAGCTTTGATTGATGCGCTGACCACCGGCCGCAATCAGATTTTCCTGTCGGCCAGTAAGGCGCAGGCGCACGTCTTTAAAAATTACATTATCGACTTTGCCCGACAGGTGGACGTCGATTTAAAAGGCGACCCGATTGTGCTGCCAAACGGCGCGCGGCTGATTTTTCTCGGTACCAACGTCCGCACCGCGCAGAGTTATACCGGCAATCTCTACCTGGACGAATACTTCTGGATCCCCAAGTTTCAGGAGCTGCGCAAAGTGGCTTCCGGTATGTCGCTGCATAAGAAGTGGCGAAGCACCTATTTCTCCACGCCGTCCAGCCTGGCACACAGCGCCTATCCGTTCTGGTCGGGTGAACTGTTCAACAAAGGCCGTCGTAATAAAGCCGACAGGATTGACCTGGATCTGACGCATGCGCACCTGTCAAAAGGCGTGCTGTGCGATGACGGCCAGTGGCGGCAGATTGTAACGGTGGAAGATGCGCTTTCTGGTGGCTGTAACCTGTTCGACCTGGAACAGCTGCAACTGGAGTACAGCCCCGCCGAATATGAAAACCTGCTGATGTGCGAGTTCGTGGACGATCAGGCGTCGGTGTTCCCGTTCGCCGAGTTGCAGGGCTGCATGGTGGACAGTCTGGAAGAGTGGGAAGACTTCGACCCGTATCTTAAGCGGCCATTTGCATATCGTCCCGTGTGGATTGGTTACGACCCGTCGCACACCGGCGACAGCGCAGGCTGTGCGGTGATCGCTCCGCCGGTGGTGTCTGGCGGCAAGTTCCGCGTGCTAGAGCGTCACCAGTGGAAGGGCATGGACTTTGCCGCGCAGGCCAAAAGTATCGAAGAACTCACCAATCGTTATGCCGTTGAGTACATCGGTATCGATGCGACTGGCATCGGGCAGGGTGTGTTCCAGCTTGTGCAGCAATTCTTTCCAGCGGCACGTGAGATCCGTTACAGCCCCGAGGTGAAAACCGCGCTGGTACTTAAGGCGAAAGACACCATCAGCTCCGGCCGCCTTGAGTATGACACCGGCCATACCGACATCACCGCGTCGTTTATGGCGATCCGCAAAACAATGACCGCCAGCGGCAACCGTTCAACCTACGAAGCCAGCCGCAGTGAAGAGGCCAGCCACGCCGACGTCGCGTGGGCAATCATGCACGCCCTGTTAAACGAACCGCTGACCGCCGCCAATGGCGGACAAAGCCCGAACATTCTGGAGTTCTACTAAATGAGCAAGCGCAAAAACCGTAAAGCCACGCAGACCACCACCACCGAAAACCAGCAGGGCGCAGAGATATTCAGCTTCGGTGATCCGACGCCGGTTTTAGACCGTCGCGAGATTCTGGATTACATCGAGTGCACCGGCAACGGCCGCTGGTATGAGCCACCGGTCAGTTTCGACGGACTTGCCCGTAGTCTTCGCGCCGCTGTACATCACAGCTCACCCATTTACGTGAAGCGTAATATCCTCGCCTCGACGTTTATCCCGCACCCATTGCTGAGCCAGCAGGAGTTCAGCAAATTCGCGCTGGACTATCTGGTGTTCGGAAATGCGTATCTGGAACTGATCCGCAACCAACTCGGCGAACCGTTACGCTTTGAAGCTGTACCGGCTAAATATGTGCGACGCGGAGTGGAAGAGGGGACGTACTGGTTTGTACAAGGCTGGAAGGAACCCCACCAGTTCGCAGCAGGCAGCATCTTTCATCTGATCGAACCAGACATTAACCAGGAGATTTACGGCCTGCCGGAATACCTGAGCGCGCTGAACTCTGCCTGGTTAAACGAGGCCGCGACGTTGTTCCGCCGTAAGTATTACCAGAATGGTGCGCACGCGGGCTACATCTTGTATATGACCGACGCCGCGCAAAGCAGCAGTGATATTGATTCAATGCGTAAGGCAATGAGGGATACCAAAGGTCTGGGCAACTTCCGCAACCTGTTTATGTACGCCCCTAACGGCAAAAAAGACGGCATTCAGATTTTGCCGCTGAGCGAAGTGGCCACCAAAGATGATTTCTTCAACATCAAGAAATCCAGCCGTGATGATCTGCTGAGCGCGCACCGTGTACCGCCGCAGATGATGGGGATCATACCTGATAATGCGGGAGGATTTGGGGATGTGGAGAAGGCGGCGCAGGTGTTTGTTAGGAACGAACTGACGCCGTTGCAGGAGAGGATGAAAGAAATTAGCAATTGGATCATAGTTCAAGTGGTTTCTTTTAAAAATTATTCTTTAACCACAAATGAATGAAGGTTTTTAAATGCAAAAAACATAGTGAGATATTGATTTTTTTATTTGTTTGGTCAGAGTGCGAAAAAATGGTAAACATTGTCTATAATTACTTGTATAATATACCAATAAATTATTTTTAATATATAAATCAAATGGTTGGTGATATCGTGAATGGTAAACTCATAGTTCGGTTGATAGATGCGGCACTATCTGGAAAGATCGAGCAGGTAAAAATTATCGCTAACTTACTTAGCAGCGAAATGCGCAGCCATGACCTCGAATCAAGTAAGCAAATTTCTAAAATGGTCGGAGGTACACTTCGCACAGCCCCTGTCAGAGTGAATCCGCATCCTCCGAGGGAGCAGAATACTAATCCATTCATACTTGCAGCCAGTTCGCAAAAGGACTTGGTAAATGAGCTTATTTTGTCCGATGAAAACCGGCACAAAATCACACAGGTCATTAAGGAACACAAAAATAAGAAAAAACTTCTCGAACACAATCTTGAGCCTGCTAAGACTCTGTTATTTAAAGGACCGCCAGGTGTTGGTAAAACCTTGACCGCTAAATGGTTATCTAAGGAAATGGATTTACCTCTCAGAATTGTAGATTTAGCATCAGTAATGAGTAGCTTACTGGGAAAAACTGGGAATAATTTGAAGGACGTTTTCCAAGAAGCTGCGAGCTCTCCCTGTATACTTTTGCTTGATGAGTTTGATTCTCTAGGTAAGAAAAGAGATGATGAGCGTGACATTGGTGAGTTGAAACGACTAGTAACCGTTCTTTTACAATCCATAGATATGTGGCCTAGCACGTCTATATTAATAGCCGCTACTAACCATGCAGAACTATTAGATCAAGCAATTTGGCGACGTTTCGAAATTAAATTGGATTTTGAAATGCCTAATGATGTCCAAATCAAAAATTTCTTATATGAATTAACGAACAACGATGACGTGGTTAACTTGCATTTCATGTTTAAAGGCATGTCATATAGTGACATTAAAAACGAAATAAACAAAAGTCAAAAAGCCGTCATTCTAGATAAAAGTGATATTTCTTATCAGATAGTTACAAATTATTTAAATAATTGGTCTGCTGAATCGTTAACCCTGCAAGATAAGAAGAATATTGCAGTACATCTTGTTTCTGCAAAAGTCTCTCAGAGAAAAGTATCGGAATTGCTCAATATTTCAAGGCCTACCATAAAAAAGCGCTTACTCAATAAGGAAATAATATGAAAAAGATAGTATTAGGTAATGGAGAAAAGTACGCTATAGACAATATCTATAGAGGGCGGCCACCCGGTGATGAACCCAATCCATACCCTTACTCTGTATCCTCAAAACGAGTTGCAGATAGGGTTTCTCATACCCTTCAATTGGCAGAGTCATTACCTTCCGAAGCAATGCCCGATGGTGATATCGTAACATCTCTAACACTTCATCCAAGTTTTTTAGCAAAAAGTTATTATCCTACGGCCCTACTTAAAGATTATTCATTAACTAGTTTGGGTAGTAAGGAAGTATTCATTAAACCCGAAACTGCTGTTAATAAAGAACAAGCTGAGAGACCTGTCTCAAGTTCCGTATATTTCTTATCCGGTAAGAAAACTTCATTTGAGCGCCTTCTATCTGATATTCATAATAATAATATTGGAGAGGATGCAGGTATAGATCTTGGTAAAATTGAGGATATAAGTTTATTTGACAGTGCGGAAAAAATAAAATCTAAGGGGAATGTCGGTTCTAATACTTATGAAGTTGTTTTACACTTATCTGAAAATGATGATAAAAAATTAGATAAATTCATATCTTTTATTACAACCCTTGATGGCAGCATAGATAAAAATAAAATTAGGTTTGTAGGGGATCTGTCTTTTTGTTTTGTAAAAATTGACAGTTCTAAAATAAGTGATTTAGCAAAGTTTGTTTTTGTCAGAGTTGTAAGGCCAGCGCCTAAAATTAATCTTTCAAATACTAAGACGAATGATGTTGATAAGTTAGAGTCAAATTCAGCCATCTACTTGGATAATAGTACGGTTTCTAAAATAGAAGATCTTAATTCTAGCCAAAGAAACATTCAACCGTCAGTTGCTATTTTTGACGGTGGGCTTTTTGACAATAAATTAACGGCTTCTTATTTAAGATATTTTGATCTTACGGGCTCAAACGACAAAGATTCGGAGATATTCACGCATGGAGAACTTGTTACTTCAGCTGTAATGTATGGAACTATTGAAGATCTAACATCAGATGAACACGAAATAATAAATGTTGATCATTATAAGGTGTTTTGTGAGGCAGATGAAGATGATATCGGTTTGGTTGATGTTTTGGACCGTATCTGTTCTGTTTTAAAAAGAAGGCAATACAAGATTGCTAATATAAGTTTAGGCCCTAAAGTGCCATGCCCAGATGATGAGCCTAACTTATGGACGTCAACACTTGATAAAATTGCTGGTGATGGTTCAGTCTTGTTAATTATTGCAGCAGGGAATACTGGTAATATACTTGAGTCTTTCCCAGATGATGAAGACTTAGCAAGAATCCAGCCCCCTGCTGATATGCTTAACGGAATGAGTATTGGCGCAGCTGATTCAAAGAATAAAAACTGGGCAAGAGCAAATTATAGCAGTATTGGTCCTGGTAGAAGGCCTGGTTATGTTAAACCAGATGCAGTTTTTTTTGGTGGCGATGACAGTTTTGACGGGGAAAAAATAAGGTTATTAGGTCTTTATGACTACGAAGAGAAGTTGAAGTTCGGGACCAGTTTCTCAGCCCCATTAGTTACAAGGCTAGCTGCTCGTTTGGATAGTATGACGCTAAGTAATCTTACAGCGGCAACTCTGCGTGCATTATTAATTCATGCCGCTGACCCCAACGCTGATAAAAAAGGTTGCGGTTGGGGCAGAATCAATAATGACATGGAAAAATATATTTTTTGCAGTGAAAATACAGCAACAATCATTTACCAAGGTGTTCTGACAAAGAGTAGTGGAGTTCGTGCGGCTATACCATGTCCTAGTATTCTTAAACTGACCAACACCAAAGTTGACTTAAATGCAACATTATGTTTCTACACGGAAGTGGATCACAAACATCCTGTCAGTTATTCTAGAGCTGGAATTGAAGTCACCTTCCGACCGCATAGTGAGAAGTTTGAGAAAAACAAGGAAACAGGTAAGGATTCTTTAGAAGCGAAAACTAGAACATTGTTTAATAAAAAAAGCATCCTAGGAAATGAACAAACTCTACGTAGAGATGCTCATAAATGGGAAACTTGTTACAAGGTTTCCGATACATTTATGGCATCAACCATTAATGAACCTAGTTTAGATATAAAATATCTTACAAGAGATGAAGGACATCCATTGACAAGTAAAGAAATGCAGAGTCTGCCTATATTAGCGTACTCTTTGATAATCACTCTTTCTTCTAGAAAAGATTGTGATCTTTACGAAAATATAGTAAATGAGTATGATCTTCTTCAACCGATAGAATTGAACATTACTCCAGATGTTTCTGTTTAATTAGAAGGTTATATGAAAAAAAATATAAGTTATTCAGCTTTAAGAGATAGTGAAGCTAGAAGCAGTGTAAGCTTCTATCAAGAGCTTTCGGATAAGACGTTAAAATATATTGGCAAGATCACTTCACATGATCTGCAAATGTCAACGTCCATATCTGAGTTGAAGACTCTGATGGGTATTAATTATAATGCCTTAGCTATGATTGTCGGAAATTTGAAAAACTCTGGATATATTACTATGTTTCTAGAACATGAAAAACCAGCCAAAGCAGGTGAAAGTCATGTTGGACCAGAAGATCTTAGAATTAAGTTAACCAAGGAAGGACTGAATGCTATCCTTAAAAACTCATTTTGATAATCGTGAATATAAAGCAGTTTTATGGATTTTGATGGTTGTTTTATTTAAAATTTCCATTTGTGCATTGCTATTTTACTTATTTTTTTGTGTATATAAATTTATTTTTGATGGCGATAAAATTGATTATTTATTCGTATTTTTCATAGGTATTTTACTCAGTGCTATTGAATTGGGATCTCGTTACAAAGATGAGCCGGTATCTGTGATGGTATGTATTCCAGGAGCTATTTATCTTATTATAAATGGTCTCATTTGTTGTGTTGGTTTGTTTTTTATTCACACTTTTGGTATTAAAGAAAACATTACAGAGCAAATTGGGGGGAGCGCGAATACTGAGCTGAGCAATCAAGTTGCAAATGTCTTATACGCCTCCTTAGGAAGTTTTTTTGTAATGAGAAGTTCATTTCTAAAACTCGGGACAGAAAATTCACAGTCTCAAATAGATTTAGGACTTAACTTAATAGTAAAGAAAATGATTGATATGATTGATAGGCAAGTTGATCGAGATCAAGCGAGAAGAAGATCGAAAGATATAACAGAAATATTGAGAGATGTAAGCTATGAGGCACTGTCCTCTAGAGTGCATCCCTTCTGTTTGCAAGTAATGCAAAATGTACCAGAGGAAGAATTAGGTCGGCTTTTTAAAGAATTACAAGCAATAAATTCTTCTGATGATTGCGATGATTCTAAAAAAATGGCTGTAGGCCTACAAATATATAATATTGTAGGAAGCAACCTTTTCTCATCAATTGTTGATGATTTAGGCGTAGTTGGTAAAGCACCTCCATCTGTCCCTGTCCTTATACCTGAAACTCCCAAAAGTGAATTTGAAGAATATTTTGGCCCTCTGGTTGTAGAAGCTCAAGAAAATGTTCAATCGCCGTAGCGCGCAATGCTATCCCCGCCACGCCTGCCCGCTTTATAGGTCGCTTTTGATGCAGTTGCGCGATCCGGTGTGATCCACGCCAGCACTGGTGTGGCGGGGAGAAAAGAGCAGGGCGATCACCATGCGAAATCATGCACTCAATGCATGAAGAGCTGCTAAAAGGGGATCACCTGATGTTCCAGGCTATTCTTCGTCGTCGTAAACCGTGAAGGGCGGATACGTGGCTTCCTCTTCATCCAATACCTGATCAGCCATATCAGAGATCATTTCCATAACCAGTGCGTACTCATCATTTCTGCACTGGGCTGACTGTGCGATGTCAGCCATTAGCCGGATTTTAGTCAAAGCCATTTTTAGCTCATGAGAGGATTCCATTACTCACTCCAATGCACTGGTTATTTGTACAGTATAATATGTCCATTCTTTAACAAATTCCATAAAAAACTGCATGTTAATGGTCGAGTCATAGTTCTGATGAATACTTAATCAGTTATCATTCCCATAAAATTCTGCCCAATCCTGCAGCGGAGGGTATTGGATCTCAACGTCTCCAAAAGTGATTTTTGCCCCCCTGACTAAGGCCTCCAGCTCCCACTTCTCCGGTCTGATGTCGTGTTTGAGCAACTCTTGTTGAATCTGAGGCAATCTGTCCCGTTCCTGCGGGGTCAATCTGGCAGAAGGAGCTGCAACACGCCTTTTAGTCGGGTCAAAACTACGCTGAGCTTTGCTGATCCTCGGTGTTTCTTCGCGTATACGCGCCACAATCGCCTTCACGGCGGCAGTGTCTGTCCAATCAATAACTCGCAAGTTGTCAGAAGTGCTCGCAGTGGTGACGCTCCCAGGAGGGTTATCGCGCCTATTTGCGGCCGTTTTGTTTCCCCCCAACCCACAGTTATTGACAGGACTCCGAGGCGCGCCGGAGGCGCTTTTTAAGGTCAAAACCTCAACGTCAACGGCAGAAGAAACGATGCGCCATTGAGTTGTACGGGTTTCATAAACACGGGAGTCGCCGAGGTGAGGCGCGAAAATACCCACAACCTTTTTCACTTCTTCATCGTAGGCATTCAGCTCGTCAGCAACGCGGCGAGCTACGCGCACAGTCTGATCGTCGCGAGGCACATTTGCGCCGCCCTGGGCTGACATGTACGCCATAAAGTCACCGGCATCAGCAGCAGCGCGGACGGCTTCCACTTCTTCGTCAAAGGCTTCAGTCAGACTGATGGAACGGATGCGGCGGCACTCACGGTATGAACCCATGGTAGGCAGGCCGATAGGATGGAACTGAGGTATACGCCAGGTAGCAGCCCAGGCAGTAACAGCAGCAGCGGAGTCTGTCAGCAACTCGCCTGTTTCGTGGTCGCGCTCGCCTTCCAGTGCGTAACCGTCGATGTTCTTTGCAATGTATTTGGCGATGTAACCAGCCGCGCCGCCACGGTTCAGGTGCTTACAGTCAAAGCGGTTTTTAGCTGCGCCGCGTTCGTCACCGTCTTCTTTCATGGCGTATTTGCGCATGATATCGATCACCCGCTGACGCATGGCGGGCTTTGTGAATAACATCATGTGCCAGTGCGGGGTCGCGTCGTGGTGAGGCTCGACAACGCGCATCCCGTAAACAGACAGGCCGCTATCCTTGAACGCGGTGCGCATTTTGCTCCAGATCCCACACAGATAACGCTGTGCATCTTTCGGGGTATAGGTTTCTTTGTCCCAGGCATGATTTCGCTGAACGCGCTTTTTATCGCCCTTGCCCACCATGCGGGTCGGGTGATATTTGGAAGGCGTGGTGATGGTCAGGAACATCCCGACGTCGCCATTTGCAGCGGCATATTTTTCGGTGCCGGCGATCGTACTCATCAACTCCATGCGGCGGATTTCAGGGTTTGAAATACTCGCCATGACTTTGTCGATCAGACTGAAACGCTCGCCGGTTTCGATGTTTTCCAGGTCGCAGCTTTTCAGGTAGTCGAGATTTGACAGACGACGGGCACGTACTTCACTGATAGCCTGTTTACTGGCATAGGGGGAAGCGTCGCGGTTCACTTTGCCGATGGCGATCAGTAAGGATTCACGCCAGCGGGTGCGCTGGCCTTTCAACTGGCGTAACCACCAGTCCGGATTAATCAGGCGCGACATGGAGGCGATAGCGGAAACGGCATCCAGCTTGCCTTTGCAATACCTTGTCCAGTACATCGGCGTGACATTGAAAGCCTGTGCCATACCTGCGATTTCGCTGTACAGCTCGCACTGGGTATCAGCCTCAAAAAGAATCGAATTATCCCCGTTGTATTGAGCAAGCAGCTGATCACAACGGTCTTCATAGATTTCTTTCAGTTGTCCGGCGATGTCCTGGGCGAACCGGCGCAAGGGTTTATCGCTCATGCTCGGCAGCCGGTGATAGGTGTCTGCCTCAGACATGAATTTCATGGAGGCTTTGACATTCATTGCGTGAGCCGCATTAACCGCCTCGACGCGGGGAAGGATGCTGCGAGCAAGGGTATAAACCAGGTATTTATTGGCGGCGTGAATGCCCTGAGTTTTCAGCAGATACGCATGGCGACCTGTGAAAATTTCCCGCAGGTCGGTAGAGAGGGTTTTTACTCTGATTAAAACGGCTTGCCCCTGATTGTATTCATCACGGGTAAGCGGTCTTTCGAGGCCAGAAACGGCCTGGCGTGGTTTATTCCAGGGAAACGCCCAGACTTCGGGCGTTTTAATCAGAGGAGTAAAACGGCTGGTCTGCATTACATACCGTCTTTGATATCAATGACCAGATAGCCAGCGTTAATACCGGCCAAGATGAGTAATGCCACTGAGAAAACGATCACTTGTTTCCTCTGTAATGTCTGGCGTTCAACTCGGCGAGTTCTTTGCAGTAGACACAAAGCTCAATACCTGGCAGAACTGCACGGCGTTCCTCTGGTATCGGACGATTACACTCGATGCAGAACATTGCGGAAAAACCTGCAGTATTAGTGCGGGCAGCCTGAATCTGAGCAGAAAGGATGAGATCAGCGCGCTCCTGGGCGGTGTCGATTACATCAGCCATTGTTACGCCTCCGCTTCACTTTGGATTCGGCTAGCTTCAATGCGTAGTGCTTCTGCAGCTTCAATTCCTGTCATTTCACGTTTTATGATAAAACTAGCAATCGCTTCCAGGCGGCCAGCAAATACCACCGCTCGATTGGCGCGTTCTTCATTACGAGCAGTGTCCAGCATCACCGATAAATCAGGAACAGAGGTGTAATCGCGTTTTGGTGAAGCTAAATCAATGCCCATAACTGGCAAACCAACAATATTCTGACGGGTGTTATCAATCATATTTTTCATGCAGAACTCCTGTTTTTGGGCAAACGAATGCCCGGCGAGTTGACGCCAATTAGTTTGAATACCGGTTAGTGTTTAATATTTATCTTGCAATCATCATCACTGATAAATTTCGGCAGTGATTCAGTTAAACCAAGCAAAGAATTTAGCGCCGCAACTACTTGATGCCTTTCCGTCGGCGTTAATTCAGCAAATTTCATCTCAAGATGGCGGCGAGATAAGCCAGCATGAAAACAGATTGTTCTACGCATATGCAGGGGCTGAGTATCAAATGTTTCCTGCGCTACATTCTTTCTGAAATCAAACATTTCTTTAATTCTGGAAAGATGCTTCTTGCCTATTTGAATATGTTTTTCATTCACTAAAGACATAATCACCTCAACTAAACAGACGCTTTAAAAGCGGTTTTGAATTTCTCACGGCCTGCGGGGCTGTGGCTTGTGACATTGAAGGGTTCCAACGCTTGCCACCTGGCAACTCGATGCAACCGTGACCAAAGTGGCGAGATGGACTCTGCTGTTTTAAAAAAGGAGCAATAGAAACAGCCATAGTCACATCAGCCCATTTGTTGTGACGCTTGCAATGGCACCAACTGCAGATGCCAGGGCTGGAGATGCCTGTACTCGGCCTTGAACAACTAAACCGATCAGTGACAGATGACGAATACCGGCATTAACGCCTTCGAGTAAGGACATTCGACGCTGTGAACTGACCGCACCACCTTTCACTGCATCAGCTGCAATAGAACCTACGGCGGCAGTTGCCTGTAGTGCGTAGGTTGAAAGATTAGAAGTAGCAATTTCATTGACCGGTACTGACGGCAAGCAGTTTATCTGTGCCAGCATGCCATCAAGAAGGGTCGCATCCTCAGTCAGGTCAGTTATTAAAAGAACTTCCTCACAGGTAAGTTTATGAGGTTGTTCAGGGTTGAACTTATTGCGCAGGATTTGGGGTTTAGTACCCATCAGAGCGGCAAGTTCGGTAACGTTATGACGATTCACAAATGCCTTACATGCATCGTCAAAGTGAGCGTGTTTGGAAACGCGATAATCAAACATTGTTAGTCCCTGCTAGTTTGAATAATCTGACTCAACGATTTATGTAGCGGCACTTTATGGCTTGCTGACGGTTTTTCTCACGCCAGGCCTCAAGATTGATTAGGGCATTGCCATGACGTTCCATAACAACAGTTTGCATTTGACCTGTTTTACGGTTTTTGCGTTGCTGGGTGATTGTGGTTGAAGGCGTTGGTGCAAGCAGGACTACGCCATTCGCGATCCACTTTTCGAGGACAGCAGAGCTGATGCCGTTAATTGCAGCAAAATCTTTCTTTGAAATTGTCGGAGACGTGGCAAGGGTGGTCAGTTGCAAACTTATTGAGTTCACGATAGTTGCAGACAGGGCTGACTCCAACGCGGGAAGGAGTTGGGAAATAACGGCGTTAAGCAGTTCCTTAGATATGGAGGGCTTATCGGTAGGTACCTGAATTGCATTTTGTTGAGACATGCAGCAATATCTCCTTTCTCAGTCATTTGAGTTCTATTGTGTTACATGTGGTGTGAAAGCATCTTAGATCATCAAATGAGTTTTTGTAAATAACATTTGTGTATTTTGGTGGTGTATGAATTTTAGCGAAGGTAGTTCTTCTGAAATTTTAGGACGCCTTTCAACTGCATATGGCGTTGAAACACAAAAGCAACTTGCTGAAAAACTTGGTGTTTCTGCTGCAAATGTGAGTAACTGGGTACAGCGTAATAGTGTCCCTGGTAGTGCTTTTGTTAGATGTGTGCTTGATACTGGATGTGATTTATCTTGGCTTGCCACTGGGAAGTATGCAAATGCAAACACTAGTAAAGTACTGTCTGATCGAGATGTTTGCGCAAAAGGTGGGAAAAATTTAATTCAAAAAATGCTATCAACTGGTGGCAGACCAGTTTTGCAACGTCTAATAGACGCTTATGGCTTTACTACTCAAAAGCAACTGAGCGAATACTTAGATATTTCAACAGGAACTATTAGCACTTGGGTGCGGAGAGGCTATTTCCCAGGGGACGTTGTTATAGCATGCTCACTAGAAACGGGAAAATCATTAGAGTGGTTGGCGACAGGTAGCAATTCATCCCACTTTGAAAACTTCATTGATAAAAACACTATAAAAATAAATAGATTCGACATTCAATCTGGTGAGTTGAAGGCTAAAGAGAGTTTAATTTTTGATTATAACCTTTTAAAAAATAATTGCCGCAATCCTGTCTTTGTTGAAAAGATGGAATACGCTTGGATTGTGGATTTTGGTAAAAATACATCTGAAAATGGCAAGTGGCTTGTAAGTATTGATGGCGTATATGATATTTTTGATTTATTAAATTTACCAGGAAAAAGGGTGAGACTTACTACAAATGACCATTACTTTGAGTGTTTACTTGATGAGGTTAGCCTTAAAGGAAAGGTGTGTGTAGTGATATCACAAGCATAATTATTAAATAAACTGGGTGAAAGATTATGATGAAGAAAATAGTGGAAATGCAGTACTCATTCCCTGATGCTGAAAACTACAGGCGTAGGGAATTCAAAGAAACCTTTAACAAGACTTTTCTTACTGATGATTACATTGATGAATTACTTAAACCTGAAAAAAGCTTCCTAATGGGAGAAAAAGGTACCGGGAAAACTGCATATGCAGTTTATCTAAGTAATGGAAAATATAAAAATAATGACTCCGAGTTAAGGTTTATTAGAGAAACAGAATACCAAAAATTTGTTTCCTTAAAAAAAGATAAACATTTAGACTTGTCAGATTACACTAATATTTGGAGGGTAATACTTTTATTACTCCTTGCGAAGCAAGTTGCCACTAATGAACCAGCAATTCTTCCACGATTCTTTAAGTTCAGGTCTCTAAATGCAGCAATAGATCAGTACTATATGAACGCATTTAGCCCAGAAATAATCCATGCGTTGAATTTTGTTCAAGAAGCCAAGGTCGCTGCAGAAATCATGAGTGATTTCGCTAAGGCAGGCGGGGAGGCTAAGGAAACTTTTTCTTTTACAGAAAATAGATTTCAAACCAACTTGCTTTATATACAAAAAAACTTCGAGACAGCTCTTGAGGAAATAAAGTTAACTGATAATCATATATTATTCATCGATGGTATTGATATTAGGCCGCACGGTATTGATTATGAGGAGTATCTTGATTGCGTAAAAGGCTTGGCCAATGCGGTTTGGCAATTAAATAATGATTTCTTCCCTTCTATTCGCGATTCTAAAGGACGGATGAAAGTAGTGCTTTTAATTAGACCTGACATTTTTTCCTCAACTGGATTGCAAAATCAAAATACAAAGTTGCGCACAAATACAGTAATGCTCGATTGGAGAACAACCTATGAAAATTTTGAAAGTTCAAAACTCTATAAACTAGCAGGTAAGCTGTTACATTCACAGCAAGATGCCTCGATAGCAAGCTCAAAAACATTTGGTGAAGTATGGGAATATTATTTCCCTTACGAAATAGAATCAAATAGAGAGTATAAAGACAAAGCATTTATCGGTTTTCTTAAAAACTCATTTTATCGACCTCGAGACATAGTTATGATGTTGTTTTTCTTACAAGAAAACTGTAAGGAAAAGGAACTATTTGAAAAAGATTCATTTACTCTTTCTGATTTTGAGAATAGTGATTTCAAGAGAAAATTAGCGGACTATTTGTTGTCTGAAATAAAAGATCAAATCTCATTTTATTATAATGAGCAAGATTACGAACTTTTCTTAAAGTTCTTTGAGTACTTGAACGGAACAGTGGCGTTTGGGTATAATAAGTATGTTGTTTCCTATAACGCGTTTATTGAGCATGCAAGAGTTTCCGAATATATAGTACCGAAATTCATGGATACAGCTAACAAGTTTCTCCAATTTTTATATGAACTAAACATCATATGTTTCATTGAGGATGTTGAAGAGCATAAACCATTAATACATTGGTGCTTTAGGGAGCGTAGTTTTTCAAATATCGCTCCTAAAGTGAAAACTAATGTTCGCTATGAAGTGTTTTATGGTCTCGCTAGGGCCGTAAACACTGGTAAAAAACGTGTACAAACGAGAGTTAGACCCCGTTCGAAGCGCAAACCTCGATAGTTCACGATTTATTTAGCCATTTCATCGCCATGTAGACATTTAACTTATTGTTTTTAAATGTCTACAATAGTATTCGGTCTTTTTTTTTACTATTTGATTTATAAAGATAATTTTATCATCTCCCTAAATCCTAAATCCTAAATCCTAAATCCTAAATCCTGTCTATATCTCCGTCCATTCGGTACTGCGGCTATCAGGATAAACGTTCGTCATTTTCATCGATTTATGCCCCAATAGTTTCTGAGCAAATTCCGCGCCGTATTCCCGCTCGTAAAGCCGGGAAGCAAGACTGCGGGCTTTCGCTCCGTGATACACCGTTTTTTTACCGCGCGCCAGAATGCTTGGGTAATGCTATCCGCTCGAAGCGTGCCGGGCTGCCATCTGGTTTTTCTGCTGGCAGAACTGAGAATGAACTCAGTATTATTATTCTGCAAACTAAAATTATATATAGGGGATCTGCTGAGTAACAAGAAGAGAATAAATCATAATAATAGTTATCATTCCTATTTCATGGATATCAGTATCATGAACTGAACTAATGTCTGCTGAAATTTTCAGAATTAAGGTTATGCTAATAATTCTTTTGTATGATTCAGACTATGGGTAAATATGCTAAGAGCTCATTAATGAAATTGCGAGTCTGGAGTATGTTACCCCATGAATATGCTAGTTTTTTTCGTATTCTTCACACCATGGTGGCATTTTTAATAATGTCGGAAATTATTAACGCTAATCTGACAGAGACCGAAGCAATTGCTGAACATAGTCTTGAAGGGGTTATAACCTGGATGCACATTATTTCAGGATTTGGGCTTATTATATGTGGTTTTCTAATTTCACTGAGGTCTATTTTTATACACATGGTGCGATGGGAGTTTTGCATCTTTTAA